TTGTGCTTCGATGTCTGTTCCACCTGTGAAAGACAACGAAACATCACGACCTGTTATTACTACGGTTGCCATGATTTCTCCTTATGCGGTTTGTGTGTAGTAGGTAGAAACTCGAACATCTGCAATAAGCAGCGTTGATGCTCCAACTTGTGTAACTGTTGGTCTTTCGACCGAACTCACGATATATCCTGATGGAATTACCTTGAGAACACTCATAATAAGTTGCTCGATATTGTCCAGGCTTGCTGGATTTGAATTGTAAGCAACTGCTACTGAAATAGTCATATTGATTTTTGTACGCACTAAAGATTTGCTAATTGTTTCTAATTCCAGGTACGGACTGTTTGGGACTAAAACGATTGCTGGGGGGATAACCGACTCGGGAACGAAACTGTAAACATTTCCGGCAACTGTGCCAAGTGCTGTGGCAAGTGGTTGTCTAACTGTTGAAAGGATTGTTGAAGCGGTCATTATTGAGCCATGCTTTCAACATCTATAAATGGCCCTAGAATTCCAACGCAACGATTAAATAATGATCTACCCATTCTGAATGGTGTTGCTGTGAAATCTACGCCTTCAATCTGACCTCCTCCTGCAAGGCGAGATTGAAATACTTCTAAAGAAACTACGAATACTGCTGAGCGAACTGGTTGGTTGCCGACATAAGTTGATGCTGAAGATAAGGTAGCAGTTCCGGATGGGATGATATTTGCGCTTGCCACATCTGCGTTTGTAATGGCGCATGAGAATGTATATTGTCCAAGATTATCTTCCAAGATTGTGCGTGTTCCATTGTAAGGTGTTCCACATCCTGTAATAACTACTGATTGACCTTCTGTAAATTCATGAATACCAAGTGTTGTAAATGTTGCAACGTTATCTTGCAAAGTAGCCTCTTGAATAGGGCTCTTGAATGAAACCAACATTGGAAGGATCACGCCTTCTGCGGTATCGATTATTTCGTTTAAGTATGTATCGTTGTATAAGGCAGAAGACACACCGAGCACCGCTCTCAATTCAGATGCTGAAATAATGCTAGGCATGTCTTCTCCTTAACTCCCATTACAAAGATGCCAGAGATCGGGAGCAACCCCTGGCACTATTTGATTTAGGCTACTGTTAACTTACGGAATGCTGTTGGGTAGCGGTTAACTACTGCTGCGTATCCGTATAGGCCGATTTCAACACGACCATTTGCAACGATGTTTGCACGAATGTCAAACAGTCCGCTCTCATGGAAGCGCATTGCTTGTGATGGGTAAACCAACGCAAACTTATCGCCTGTGTAGTTAGGATCTACAACTAGAGATAGTCCTGCGACTGTTCCCTGTGTCGAACCTTGTGAAATCAATCCGCCAGCGTTCTGTGGAACTGCTGCTGCGAATAGTGGACGCTTGTTATCATCTTCTGCGCCAAGTAGGTCAGCAAATGAGATGGTACCTGCAGCGTTTGGTGCTACAACTAAGCGGTTTGGTGTAAAGCGCATTACGTTGTATGAATCTGCAATTCCATCGGCGATTGCCTTGTAAATTGTTGATCCGCTTGAAGCGGCTGCAGCATCACGTGCTTTGCCTAGTGCATACGCATCTGTCTTCTGTGCGTAAGATGCAGCAAGTTCACGAATTAAAAGATCCAAGAATGATGGGTCTGAACGATCCAAAACCTCTTGGTTGATAACGTTTGCGCCTGCAAACTTAACAATGTTGTCCTCTTGGAATGTAACTGCAGTATCTTGTGATGCGTACTCAACGCCTTCTGCTGTTTCTCCAACGATTGCTTGTGCTCCTAGTACGGGCGTGAATATTTTAAGTCCTGAACTTGGAAGCGGTGCTCGCTCAATCGAATCAATAAATGGTCTTGACGAATCGATAACACCGATTACATCACGTAGGTAGTTAGGTGGCACCATTCCGGTGTTCTCTGTAACTGTACCGATTGCTAATGCAGCGATTAGATCACGTGCATCTGTATCGCCTTGTACTGCTTTGATTTGTGCTGCAACGTACTGTCCTGCAGTAACATTCTCATTAACACGTGGCTTTGTGTAAGCAACGTAGTTTGCTGTTACTACTGGAGCAGTTTGTGCCGCTTCTACCGCTTCGGATGCGATAGGGGCTTCTGAAGTAATCTCAGACACTGTTTCCTCCTGTGGTTGTTCATCCGTAGCGGTTGCTTCGGAATTCTCTGGTGTTTCACTTGCTGCTACTTCCGTAACACGTGCAGAATCGATCGCTGGATCTGTAACCAGGCTGACCTCTTGAAGTGAACTTGATTTAATCTTTAATACGCCATCTTCGTTTTTCCACTCGTTGATTTTTACACCAACGCTAAATCCATCGCGTAATCCTTCGGCTGCTTCTAATAATGAATCATCGCCAGCAATAGTTGCTGCAACTTTGAATGTTGCTTCGATACCTGTTTCATCGGCTGTAATGTCCATTAAGCGTCCGATTGGACGTGTGCGGTCATGCTCAAGTAATAATTTAACTGGCTTTGAGAAATCGATTGAATCTTTTTGGAATACAGTCGCTCCTGCGCTGGTCATACCTAATTCATCCCAGGATACGATCTTGCCTGAGATTGTGCGCTTCTTGCTATCGGCTGCAGTTAGCGTTATTGGGAAATTGATTTTCATCGGATCAGGTCTTCTTCCTCTTGTATTTGCTCGATGCTCATCGCACCAATTCTGTTTAGGATTTCGTAAACTTGTGCACGCTCTAGTGCTGATCCACGTAGGAAATCATCAATATCAAATTTTGTTTCAATTCCATTGGGGCAGAAATCTGCTTGGCTTAAACGTTGCTCAATCGCGGTTAAGATTGGACGAAGTGAAAAATCAATTAGTGCTTTGCGCTCGCTTAATGTGTTTGAGTAAGTCATTGATGTAGTTTCTGCGGATACAAACGAGGCCGGAATGCCTGAGGCTCTGGCTATTTCTAAAGCAAGGTACTGTCGGGCTTCATTGAGTTGAAGTTTGGCAGGATCAAATCCAAGTGCTTGCAATTCAACATCAGCATTTAAGAATGCAGTTGATCTTGTTTGACGGCTTTGTGTCCATGATGAAAGTAATCTTGAAATACGCTCTGGAGTTAAGTTTGTGCCATTTGATTTCAAAACCATTTGTGGCATTGGCTCTTTTGCGTACATCTCTGCAGCCTTTTCTAATTCTGCTGCTGCTTTGATTGTGCGACCTGCACGATTTAGAATTCCCTCATCTAATCCGTTAAATACAATTAGTGATCCTAAACCAAACGGCGGTACACGCTTTCCGTCAACTGTGTAATACTCGATTTCAGTTGATAATGCATTCAAACTTGCAAATACTCTGTTAGGTGCAATTCTTGTCCACGCACGAATACGTGAAGCATCTGTCGCAGCGTAGGCATCCATAACCATTCCATACGCAACTCCATAAAGTAATAAATCTTCTGCAATCCATGCATAAATTGCTGAACCAGCAACGCGTGGATCTGGTTGCATAATTACTCGGTTTGGACGGACATGCTCATTTGTAAAGTGGTTGTATTGCTCAAGTGGTAATGATCCGATTGTTGAGCAGATAATGTTTCTTGCACGTGCTGCAGCAGGTACTGCCATAAATGATTCGCGTGTTGCAGTTGTGGTTCCAAAGAGAATGCCACCAACTAATTGCTGTGAATTGTAAGGAGCAAGTGCTGCTGATACATCTAGCGGTTCAGTTGCTTGTTTTGTTGTGAAGCGATCGAATAGTCCCATTGGCGTAAATTATACCTTATGTCCCACTTATCCGATTTGTATGTCCACCTCCGTTTCCACTTGTGTCGCAAAGTATGAAACTAGGGCAGTTGCAACGGCTGCACATACTGCAACTCTTGATGCTCTCCTACCGATAATCCATGCTCCATCTCCATACGGCAATCTGGCAGCAGATAGCACCTGTTGATTTAATTCTTCCTGATCTCCATGCTGTAAACGATGGCTGTTAATGGCTCCTAGCCAACGATCGCAGGATTCGCTGTAAACGGCACCATCCATATCGGTCGTGGGTATTCCGGCTTGTTGTAAACGGCTTGCAACGGCTGCTGCAGTTCTTTTGCTGTAAGCAATCGTTTCCACCTGGTATTTGCGATAATACGGAGCAACATCATTTGCAATCGCTAAATCATTTAATGAGAAATCATTTGACCAGGTATGTAGTAATTGCACGTAAAATCTTTCACCCGGCATTCTTTGTGCAGCGACTAAAGCACCAAACTTACGATCTGGACTTAAATCCAATCCCATCCACATAGTTTTCTCAGGATCTAGTGGAATCGGATCAATCGCGCATGATTGCCATTTTTGAGCATCTACAACTGAATTGATTGTATCAACCCACTGGCACAAAACTTCTGTGCGCACAATATCCGGTGGATCATTGATAACCGATCTCAGATTATCCTCGTGGATCGTTATGCCTAATGATGGATTGGCTTGAGCGAACGCATTCCAGTTCGGCTCACCCGACGGAAGGGTAATTGGAGTGTTGGGTTCTGCACTCCATTCAAACCAACCAATATCATCTATTGCACCACCGGCTGCTGCTAAGGCTCTGGATCGTAAAGCATTTAATACAACTGAATGTTGATCTCCTGCGTTGCTGTAAATCCAGGTTTGCGGATTCTTAGCAGCCATCATCGTATATCGCATAGATGACCACGCATCTTGATCTTTGTACTCGCGTAATTCATCCATATGAATCGTTTCTGGTTTACTTATGCCTCTCGAGGCATTGTTGCTTGCTTTGATAACGATACGTCGATTGCCTTTAAGTTCTAATTCTTCTGCACCATGTTGCCATCGGATCTTCTTGACCTCAGATGCTAATTTATCGTTTTCTTCAATTAGCGCAACTATCTGTCGAAAGGTTTCAAGTGAGGTTGTAAGTCTGTGAGCAGATGCTAGTTGTAAGCCCTCACCCCAAACGTAGGCTCCGGTCAGCATGCGAAGCATCATAAAAGTGCTCTTACCATTTTGACGTGCGATGACCAGGCCATTCTCAGAATGATGCCAGCGACCATCTGGCTTGACCTTGTGGCCATGAATAGCAACAAACTTCTGCCATTCCATAAGTGGTATGCCTATCTCAGCAGCAAAGTCAATCATCTCTTGGCCTTTAGACGGCAAATCATTAAGTTTGGAGTGAATACGTGGAGTTGCCACACCTCCTATTTTCGATTGAGCCTGATCTAAAGCGATCTGGTCTGATTCAAGCATGTTTAATCTGATTCAAAAGGATCGTGTCCGATCGAGGTGTTTCGTCGGTTAAAAAGATCAATGGGGGTCGGTGGTGTCCTGTGGCTCACAAAAAAACGCCCCCCTTTAGAATAATTACATCTCTTGCATGCAGCAACTAAATTATCATCACTATCTAATCCACCTAGTCTTCTAGGTATCACATGATCTACTGTATCAGCCTCTTGTGCACAATACTGGCAGATGTAGCCATCTCGCCTGAGTATTCTCTCTCTTGTCTTACGCCATGTCCTTGTGCCTACACCTTGCTTGGCCATCAATACCAGCCCTTCTTGTTATGGAAGGCGAGCGCATTACATGCTGTGTGATGTCTGTGTTTAATGTACTTCAAGCCTTGATCTATTTGATGATAAGGGTCTTTGCTTTTTGTCTTTAGTAACTGTGCTATCCCATACGCACTTGACTTCGGATTTTTTGCTGTTGGTATCCATCTTGATTCTTTATACCAGAGATCACTTAAACAATAGAACTCTTTAAAGTTGTAATTTAACTGCATGAATGCGTACTGCTTGTATATGTTCTTGTTTGCTGCTTGTACTGGCTCTAAGGCTAGTATCTGGCTCACAGATAGAGATAGCCCAATTAGCAAGCACCTTGCGAGCCATCCCCTTACGGGGCTCGCCTTTTCGCCCTTAAGGCGAATGCTTTTAAAGCGTATCATATGTAGTCAAGTCCTTTCACTAAAAGCCCAGGTCAGACGGCGTGGCGTTACTGTTTACATGCACCGCATTTGTTGTAATCCATTTTCCATCCACCGCATAACTGGCATCGTTCTACCTGTTTATCCATAATGTCCTCCTCTAGCCTTGCACCTTTACGATAGCATTTTTGGCATTCAGCGATAACTACTCCTGGCACTGTATCCCATCCGTATTCAATCTCGAATATAGTAGGTTTCTTACAAGCGTTACATTTCATCACCGCTGCATCAATCATGGCTTAGAACCCCATCCAGTACCCTTAAATATTGCTCCTGTTGATGTGTAAACCCGGCGCATCTCCATAAAACAGGTTTCGCATCTAGGGATGGTTACAGGGTCGTTAAAGGATCTTTCAACTTCAACATCCCCATGACCATCCGTACATGTGTATTCGTATTTAGGCATGATGGCCATAATCGATTCTGTTAATTACTCCACAACCCACACATTTGAGTAATCCCTCAACATGCACCATCCTGGGATCATTACACATATCGCAACACTCATTTAGCGGCACGATGTCTGGTTCGACTGTGCCATCTGAATGAAACTTAATACGTAAACGATCTGGCTGGATTATTTCTAACTCACCCATTTATTTATCCTTATCTGCATCCGGGAAGTACCATTTGCCATTGGCAGTGATTTTTGCCCAGTGTGCATCGCATTGATCGGCCTTGTTCTTTTCTACACAGACATATCCGTAGAAATCACGACCATTTTTAGATCCTTGTTTTTTCAACATTTGACCATGTTTACAGTCAAAGGATTCGCCTACCTTTTCAGCATTTAACTCTTTGGCAACATCCTCAACTGACCAGGCAACGGGTGCCGGATCTTCTAATTTAGGTGCTGACCAATCGGTATTACGCAAAACATCAACTACTGCTGCAGTCCTGGTTCCAGGTGCTCCGTATGTTGGCTTTGTGTATTCTTGATTGCCTTTGGCTACTCGTTCCATTTCCACTTGAGATGGTCTTGCACCTTTTTTGGCGTAAGTCCAGTTTGCCAGCGCACGACCAAGCGCAGAACTCTCAGACAACTCACAAGCAAATTTATTAAAGCCTGTAGCAGTTTTCGTTTCGCTCGCCCAACCAGTTGATACTGGATGTGGATCAGCCTCAGTTCTAAATAACCGAGCCACAAATACATATTCATCGCTCGGAGCGTTATGGGCGACAACTCGCTCGGTTTCGACCCTTCCGTCCGGATTTGCGATCCAGAACTTAGACAATCTTTCCTCCACAGTTTCATAATCCTCCATATTAAAAGCCATAATCTATCTCCTGTTTCCCTTGTCGATATTCCTGTTGTGCACGAAGATCCCAGGTGCTCCCATCATGCCAAGCCTCTACATAATGACGACATTTGTCGCAGTATGCTCTTTCCAATCCATTCTGACTTTTTGAAAGCCACGTTGCTGGATTCTGACCCTTTATTGTATGCGCTCCATATTGTGCTTTGCATAGATCACACCAAACGCTGCGATTAGAATTTTTCGTAATCATCGTTTAACTGTGCTTCGAGTACATCTTCGTAGAATCCCAGGTAAGCGACCGAATCTGCAACACTGTCGTGATGTGATGGAGTTTCAACCAACCTAGCGATCTTGAGCCCGACCATACATAACACAACTTGGTGTGCTGTAATTGGCATGTCAAGAATGCCTGACCAGATGTCTGCGATGCGCTTGTGGTTGGTGTATGGAGATCCATAAATTCGACCTCTATCTTGCGATAATAGTGTCGCTTCTGCAAATAACTGCTCACGATTATCGGACATTTTGCTTAGCCATCTTTACGCCTTGTTCGTAACCAGCAAGCCATGCTTCGTCTGTTTTCTTATTAATGCGATCTTCTCGCCAGGCCATGAATGCCCACAAAGCAAATGTGCCAAAGATAATTATGGCAACTGCTTGTGTGTCTGTGATGTTTTCCATTTTGCTCCCGATCTCAGGCTGTTTGCCTGTTGGGATCAAGTATGTGCTAGATCAGCGACAATCTCGATAGGTTTATCGGCGTGTTAGATAACGATACTGTTATCAATAACATCGATGGCATCATCAATTGTGCGCTCTTTGTAGTCTGTTTCTCTAGACATAGGATTTACCTAAAGCAGTAAATGAGCCATCCTTGTTGATTGGGATAAGCGTAGGGGTCATGTTCTTGCCATCCCAGTCCAGGATTACTATGCCCATTTGCCAGTTGGCGATACCTTTAGTATAGGATGCTTTGGCTTTGTTCATAAGGTTGCCAGCCTCTATGCCGTAAATCGTCCTGTAATGGCCTCCTAAGCCCTCAGAAAACGAAGATAGACCTAACTTGTGGGTATGCCCAATTAAAACGCTCTTACCGACCTTTTTGGCCAGATTTAGGGCAGTTAAGCCTGCGTTGGGATTGGTGTTTCCTTCATCGCCATGACCAAGCAACCAGCCTTTTTCGAACTCGTAGAAGTGTTTGTGGAAAGTAATGCCCATCGTGGCAAAGTCCATGAATTTTTCATACTGTAATTCAGGTAGGCTGATTAAGCCAGGTACCTTTAAAAGAGTGTTGTATAGGCGATCAGTATGATTAGAACGGACAATATGAGCCTCTCGAGCGTGCTCGGTGAGATCCCAAAGAATCGACTGAGTAAGTTCACGATCCCGGTGTAAAGTCTGCTCATAAGCCAAAGGTGTTTTCTCAGCCCAACGGCTAATGGTTTGAAAATCAATTTCATCACCGACATTAAGTACACTGTCGAACTTCTCCCGTCGTGCTAATTTGATTACGTTTTTAACTGCTTGCTCATGGTGAAATGGAATTTGCAAATCTGAGATCACAAGATAGCGTTTCAGTTATTTAGTCCTCATCTTCATCGTCGTCTTGAAAAGGCGTAATGTCAGTATCCGCTGTTGTAGGGATTAACCACTCAGGCATACTGTTTTTGTTGTCCATTAAACCCAATGCAATTTCAACGCTGAAACCAGCCCTGCGTAATGCTCTGTAATACTCATTAAGCGCAATGGCATGCATGTCCAACGCGGTCGTTTCTGTACGAGCCACGCTCCTGCGAACATGTTTGACTGGCTTCTTTTTGGCTGCCATAATTAAATTATCGCTCTAAAAGGATGTTGTAGATTTCATCGACACGCTTGTGAAGCGCTTTAATTTCGTTAAGTAAATGAGTGATAACAAATGCTGCAAGGCCACCGATTACTGCCAGGCTTGCAAAATAGAACGTAAGCATGTCTGAATCGGTCATAGTTTAGGGGTCATTCCGAACTCAGATTCTTTTACATCCAACGCCTTGATTACTGGAGCGATGAGCGCACCTAGTAATACTGCGTACTCTGGACGCATATCTGCAGCGATTGCTAGGAGAACTGTAATTCCAGATGCCGCTACTGCTCGCAGGTAAGATTTGATTGCTGCTTTATGTTTTTTGCTTAGTTTCATATTTTGCCTCCGAGAAGTGGTATATCAAAAAACGATGAATCCTGATCTCCCGCAGGGCTAAAGGAAATATGGGCATGTGACCTGTGTGGGTTGAAACCTTTGTAAGTCCTGGCTTTCCAGTTTCCTCTAGCAGAATAAATTTTACCATTAAAGATTATGTAACTTATGCGTTTGCGCTTATCTGCTTTGGCGTGAAGTCGCAGTTGCTCTACTAGATGAACCATTAAATCTTTAATCTGGCTAATATCTTTATCTACGTCGATTGCTCTGACCACGCCAGTTTTTGCAGGTATGTGATCCGACTTTGTTCCAGCAGACATGTGCCTAGCGTCGGCTATCCAGCCGTCTGAACGCCTATCCCGATCAGGGAAACAATCATCGATCTGCTCTCGTAATTGAACCGCAGACTTACTCAGCCAGGGTTTCATCGCTTATTCTTTCAATCTCTGGCATAATCCATTGGCAAGTATCTTCATCAAATCCAATATGATTTTCAGGCTCAGGTGCAATAAACGCATCTCTTACTTCATCATAATAAAATCCAACTCCAGCATAATTTTTTCTTATGCGAGCGTTGTAAGATGTTTTAATCCACGTGCCACCAAGATTATCAATCAACCATGAGTAACCTTCATCGCCAGCAGGATCATTGTTATCGCCTACTAATACACGAATAACTTTATTGTTTTTATCAATCTCTGCCCAG